AGCGTTTCTTCGCTTATGAATAGTGCCTTCATGCCTTGCTGATTTTATTGCCTTTACGGATTACCAACTGCTGCTCCCATACGTGCCTGCATTGTGTCCTGTTCACTCCGCTCGGTGTGTGATACCAACCGCCTCTGCGATTCCATACGGAGTAGCCCATGATTGCAGAAATCCCGTCGATGTCCTCACGGGTGTAAACCTTGCCCTGCCCGGCTAAGTCAAGCATCACCTTGCAGAACTCACGGCTGGAGCCTTTGTCCTTGTTGCTGAACCCTGTGGCCCATGCGTACTTGTAGCGGACCTCCAGTACAGGTTCGGCAACTTCCTTGACATTCTTGGGCAGGTTCTGCTCGGCAATCTTGTCCACGGCCCTGCTGATAGGATAGCGGTCTTTTGTGATTAGGTAGGCGACTCGCTTGGCGACCTTCGCCTTGCTCACACCAAACTCCTTTGCCATTTCTTCAACCGATGCGTCCCGGTTCTTCTTGCGGTAGGCTTCAATCTTCTTGTCCAATTCTTTTTCTTCTTCGCCCAGTTCGGCAAAGGCCAAGCGGATGTTTTCGTCTATGTTCGCATCGAACCGCATCGGCTTGGAGTGCATCACATGGTAGTCGTCGGCATGGCATCCAAACTTACTTGCAACCACTTCCAAGACCTTAAATTCTTCTTCGCCCCATCCGTAGTCCTCGTCGTCTTCTTCGCCCCAAGTCGGTTCGCTGAACTCTTGGGACTGCACTCCGAGCATCGTGTCAATCTCTTGGGCAGATAAACCGAATCCAGCCGAGAGCATGGTCCGAGCCATTTCCAGCGTGATTTTCTCCTGCATATACTGCCTGACAATACGCATCAGGTTTTGATACTCCCTGCCTGACAACTTCTTGATGTTGTCGTTGCTCTGCAATGCTTCCACGGCTTGGGGTTGCTCGTCGGGTTGGGGATTAGGTCCCACCACGTCGGCAGGCTTTTCCAAAGGTTGCAGACCTGCTTTCTCACGAAGTTCGTCTTGGGTCATTATCTGCAAGAGGGCCTGTTCGCTTAGTCGCTCCGTGATGGGTTCCACAGGTATCAGTTCCATCCCTTCGACTCCGTTGAACGAGCCGAGGTAGTTAATCATCCGCTCCACTTTGCGCACCCGGTCGTTGACGTAGGTCGCCTTAAATAGTTCGTATGCCTCGACCAATTCGTTGCGTCCACCCAATTGGCCCTCGGTCTTGACTCCGAATAGCATGGGGTTGGTTACACGATGGGCGATGAATATCTCTTGCTGGATGGCTTTGTTCAGGATTTCGAACTGCTTGTCCATGTCGCTCGGTGTGAGCGGTTCCAAAGTCGGGGCCTTGGCTGCATCGTCGTTGAATGTAACCACGAAGCGACCAGCGTTGTCGGTTCCCGAAAACTTGCGTTTGATTTGCCTCTCGATGTCGCCCTGTTCTTCGGGGGTCGGGATGCCGTTGTTGAAATTAATCAAGTAACCGCCCCAAAAGTTGTTGCGGAGGTTGTTGTTGTGGAAGTTGGCGACCTGTACGTCTGCCTCAATCCAAGCATTGCCTCCGATGTATTCCGGCAAAGGATAGTGCTTCACGCCTGCAGCATAGACCCTGTAATAAAACAACTGCTTACCGAGGCGATTCTCCGGGTCGAATGCAGGAATCTTCTCGATGTCCCCGACCTTGGGGAACAACTGCATCATATCGTCGTTGTACCAGTCAGCGACTTGGAACATCTTATCCTCCTTGTCAACCCGAATCTTCTCAAACGGAACATGCTCCATCTTCGCAATCGTGCCAAGTTTGGACCAAGTAACCGCAACCGCAAAGCCGTTGAAAATCTCCAAGTCAAGGACCAGTTTCTCCGTGATGTCGTTGAGGTCCTCCGTGCTGGAAAGTCCGTCGAAGAACTTGATAAACCGGGCTTGTTGCTCCACGGTCAAGTCATCCCCTGCCTGCCAGCCACCGCCCATGATGTAGTTAACCTTGCCGTTGACGATGGCGTTGTGCTTGGAGGACCTGCGATAGTTGTCAAGCAGGTAGTAGGGGTATTCGTTAGCAAAGCCGTAGGTGATGTATTTGCCGGACCTGTTCTCCAGCATCACGGGGACCTTATGCTCTATCCCAAGCCATTGGGTGAAGTGTTGAGTAGATTTGGTACTCATAGCGTGTGAGCATTAAAACTGATGGATGAGATGGTAATCGTCCTAACACCATCAATTGATTTTACATAGATTGAAAATTCATCATTGGTATTTGCTATCAAAAAG